ATATATTTTTATTTTGTATTTGCAATCGCCCCGTAGAGCGACTGCATCTACAAGTGATTATTATTTTAATCGTTTTTCTATTTGAGAATAAATCTCAACACCTTCATCAGTTTTAAACCAAGCGGCTAAAGCATTGTAAGGATTTTCATCAAATGGAACTGTCATTAGTTTTCTACCTGTACTTTTCCACATGAAGGTTCTTTGATCTTGAGATAACTCTATGATATGAGCTTCGCAAGCTTTAATACCCATGTTTCTTAGTTCGATATTTTCATCAGTAACTAATTCTAAGAACAGTTTAGGTTTCTTCTTAGCAAATAGTAGTAAATCTCTTTTAAGTTCCTGAGAACTCATCTTAGACACCGAATTTCCTAATTCTACCCTCATAACAGCTTCCATCATGTTTACATCTAGATTATTTGCTGCGTTCATAGCTGCTACTTCAAACTCTAACCAGTCTAATTGTGTTTCTGCTTGTTTTACTGGTTCAAACTCTCTATACAGCTTATCTTTGTGAGGGTGATACATTGAAAGTAGCTTTTGTAACACTGTTTTGTTCCTTGGAACTAAAAGCACTCCGGATCTAAACACGATATGCTCTAATCTTTGATCACCTATCATCTCATCAACAAATGGAGTTTTTTGATTTGATGTGTATTTCAACTCTCTTTCATAACCTAACTCTTCGTCAAAGTAATGTATGTTTGCTGATTTTATAATGTAACTTAATGGTTTTTTACCACCTTTTAGAAAATAAGTTCTATCCTTTATTTCCCACGTATTTTTTGGTTGTTCTACAACCTCTTTTTTTGTTTCTTGTTTTTTTGCCATAATATAATATATAATAAAATTAATAAAATAAAAGGCCGAGGCCGAAGCCCCGGTCTTTTAATATAAATAATGCTTATTTCATTAACATGAAATTGTTAGCACCTTGAGTAATTAAACATCTTTCAGATAAGTAATGTACTTGCATAGCATCTAAATCAGAAGTAGTAGCTCCAACCGAACCAGTAGTCCAAGTTTTCATTTTTCTGCTTTCTGTTTGAGAAGCTCTGTACCTTACGTGTAAGAAAGGACGTTTAAGGTTTTTACCTAAAGATTGATCATAAACCGTTGACGTTCCAGCTGGAACAATAACTCCTCTAAGTGGAGCTACTGCATCTCTAGAGTTAATACTACCTCTTGTAGCTTTGTCGTTTAAGTATCTAAAGTCAGACTTGTAGAAGTCATAAGAACCTCTTCTAAATCCAGAGAAACCTAAGTTTAACGCCATATCTTCTTCGTTGTCAAATACTCCGTAAGAAGTACCTCCAGCTCCGTAAGAGTTCATAGAAGCTAACATGTCGTCCATAGCTAAACTAGTAGCTCTATTTACAAACATCATGTTTTCTTCAATAGCACCTTGAGAATCAAACTCAGCTAAGATAGCGTCGAATTCAGCTAAATCAGTAGCAGCGTTAACACCAGTAACACCAGTAGTAACGTTACCTCTAGTCTCGATAGCCGCAAATAAACCTTCAGTACCAAAAGTATTAGCAGCGCCGTTTACAGTACCGTCAGCAGTAGAACTACCTTCAACACCTTTAACAGCTTCTAACATAGTCATCTCTAAGTAATCAGTAAATCTAGCTCTTGTATCACCTTCAGCTTTTAAATACCATAAGTAACCGTTTTGACCTTCTTCACCAGAAATTTCAACCCAACCAATTTGAGAAGTATCAGATCCTGAGATCTCATAGTAATCTTTTATTATGATTGGTTTGTTTGAGAATGAAGTGTGAGTTGGTTTAACGTTACCAAAACCAGCAGTTGCAGATGAAGTTCCACCTTGACCTTGTTTACCTTTACCAAATTCAGAACCAATAACTAATACTGTACAAGCTTCAGAAGTACCTGTTCCAAAAGCGGTAGCATCATCGATGTTAGCTGTTTCGTAAGGTAATAAAGTCGCTGTTGTAGCAGCAGCCGCAGTACATAAACATTTGATAGTACCTTGAGCAGTTGCTACGATACACATGTCGTTGATACGTATACCGTGTTCTCCAGAAGCGATAGAATTTCCATCTATATCTGTAGACATTGTAAATACTCCGGTGGTATTGTTAATAGCACCTATATAAGATAAGTGTAATCTACCTTGCTCAGACCAAATTACTTGGTCAGAAGCCATAGACTCTTCAGCTCCTACTTGAGAAAGAAATCCTGAGATAGTTCTGTTTCCAAAAACCTCAGCTTCTTTTTCCATAAGATCTGGTAAATATTGTTGACCCCAGTCGTTACCGTCTGCGGTAAAATCGATGTAGTTTGAAGCTAGTGTTGCTTTTTTTGAAGCAGGCACACTATTTAAACTACCAGCGGTTCCTGAATGACCAGGACCCGGATTTGATATTGCCATTTTTTTTAATTTTTAAATTGTTATTTTTTACTTTTAATTTTAAATTTGAAATCAGCAGAATTATCACCTAACGCTCTTACTTTTAACCCTCCACTATCTATAGTACCTCCGTGAGATTGTCTAGGGTCCATATCTATGTTTTTAGATTTAGCTACGCTTTCTTTTAAAGCGTCAGCTCTACCTTGTTCATAAAAATGGTTAGCAATAGTGTCAGAGTTCATAGCGGTATATAAAGCCTTGTGGTAACCCTTAGCGTCTTCCATTTGGTTATCTTTATTCAAGAACTTCTTGACAAAGTTATTAATGTCGCTTTGGGTTTCTTTAACATTATCACTGTTTTTAACATTAAACCTATATCTTTTGTCTCCAACTTCATATTCAAAACCTTTGAACTTATCGTTGAAAACGTTTTCAGTTTTATTTAAAAACGTTGATTTAGCTTGCTTTTGTACCTTCTGATTTACCTCTGATTCCTTTTTGTATCTGTTGAAAAAATCAATTGCACTCTGTTGCTCACTCGTAAGCTTTGAGCCCATCTTGATATCTTCATAGTATTTGGATTTTACACTTTCCAAGTGCTGCTTTGCTTCGGCAACTTGCTCCTTCAAAGCTAATTTTTTTCTTCTAATATCTTTTTCCTCGTCTACCTCTTCGTCGTACGAAAACTTATCTTCCATGATAAAGTCTACTTCGTCAGATTCTAAATGAGGTTTAGTTGTGTTGTAGTATTCTTTTAATAAAGTTTGGTTATCCATTTCAGAATAATTTTTATTAAGCTTGACGTAGTCGTTTAAATCTCCACCTGTTTCTTCCATAAAGCTCATTAGCTTTTGAACGTTTTCAGGTAGCTCTATACCAGTCTCCATGGATTCAATGATTTTTTCTTCTACTATTTCGGCAACTTCTTCTGCCTCGTTAGTAACCTCTTCTATAACTGGGGTTTCTTCCGTTGGTTGCTCAGGAACTTTAATCTCTTCTGGAGTTTTTATTTCTTCAACCGGTTTGGATAAATCAACTTTGACTATTTCTTCGGCTTTTTCTTTTAGATCTTTAAGATCTACCTTTACAACCTCTGGAGTTTCTTCAAACTTTTTTACTTTTGGTTTTTTAATTTTTTGTTTACCAACAGTTTCGTCTACCACTGGTTTTTCTTTTACTTCTTCTTTTTTGTTTTCTTCCATAATATAATATAATAATAATTAATAATTTGTTTGTTTATTTAGGGTCAAACGCCCCTAATCTCATTCCTCCACCAACAACGTCGTTTCCAGCGGATTCAAATGGTTTTTCTTTTGACTGTTCTCTTTCTTTCATTAAATCTTTTTGCTGCTCGCCACTCATTTGTTGTCTACGATCTTGTCTATTTTCTCTCGTGTTATCTTTTTCTCTATTAGCCTCAATATCCATACCTTTGAGCTTCATGTTTATTTCAAACTCATGATCCATTAACATCTTTTTTACATCGGCTTCAACTTGTAATGTTTGTTGTTTCATTTTTGCTTTAGCTTGCTCTATTTGCACTTGGCTTTGAACTAAAGCGTTTTGTTTTTGAATTTCAGCTTGAGCCGCCGCTTGTTGTTGTTGAGCGTTTGCGTCTGCTTGAGCTTTCATATTTTCTTGAGCCATTTGCTGCTCTTTTTGTTGTTTCTTTTTTCTTCTAAGTTTTAAAAGTTGATTTGCTAGTTTTACATTTTTAATTTCTCTAAGATCAATAGCGTCTTCTAAATCTATACTTTGTTGCGATAAAGCTCCTTGTATATTATTTTCTAATAGCTGTTTTTGCTCTTCGTCTGGTTCTAACTCTAAAAATATACCAAAGTCATACAAATGTAATTGTGACATCTCTTCTAATGTAGCCACGTTGTGCGCTCCAATAGCTTGTACAAAAGCATCTTTTGTTGGAGAGTACTCTATAATGTCAGATATTCTTAATGACAACGCCTCGCAAACTTCTGCTGATAAAAATAATCCCGCGTTTAATATATGTCTTGTGGCTGTGTTGGAATTAGCCGCTGCTATTTTTTGCACACCAACTAAAGATCTTTCATCTGGAGTACTACCATCTCTAGCTTCGTTTAACCCGGTTGTATCTCTAATCATTTGTAAATAATAATTATAAGTACCAATTAAACTTTGCATTTTTTGACCACCGCCACTAGGTATTTCTTGTATTGGTATTTTTCCAGGGTTTTGATCTCCATCAGAAGTAAAGCTTCTACCTATAATACTACCTGTTTGAAAAAACATGTTTAACGCTTCTTGCGGGTTGTAATTAGTTCCATTACCTAAATCAACCTCAGCTAAGCCGTCAGCATCTAAATAGATTCCATCAGGAACCATTCTAGACATCACCTGTTGTAGTTTTAAGTGAGTAAGCTGTATCATGTCAGCAAAACCAGTTATTCTGCTTACAAGTGATTCTATCTTACCGTTATACATTCTAGGAGCTACGATAGAATAATTCATTTTAACTTTTGTAAAATCACTTTTAGAACGCATCATGTTTCTTGCCATTTCCCACTTTAAAAGCCTATCGGTTCCTAGTAAAATAGCCCCTTCGTATAAACACTCTATTTTTCTATCTAACTTTGCAAAACCACCTTCTTTATTTTCAGGTGGATTAAACGTGTCGTCTCTTTCTATAGCTTTATCCCCTCCAGTTCCTGTTTCTTTCATTTTATAAACTTCACTCATAAAAGTTTTGTAATTAAAATAAAGAACAGCTACTTTGTTTTTATCTTGGTCGTAAGGCTTTAATCTATTTGCTCTAGTTCTACCTTTATAATTGTTTTTATCAATATCCTCTAAGTCTTGCTCTGTTAAATCAGGAAATTGTTTTATTAACTCGTTAATAGGTATTTCTTTTACCTCTCCTACGTAATAAACATCTTCAAAATAAGGTGAGTCTGTATAAGAATAAATTAAATTAGCTGGATCAACATAATCTATAGTCACGCCTTCTGATTTGTTAAAAGAAGTTTTTGTAGCAGCAATACCCAACACTGTTAAATCATAATATAATCTTTTTTTAGTTAAACTATATCTATTGCCTCTAAGTAAAACATCTATAGCTTGTTCTTCCGCTATTTCAACAGCTTGCTTATAGTTTAACTGCATGTGCAAAGCTAGTTCGTCTTGATTCTCAGGTAGATCTTCTTTTTTATTTGTGTAAAGATCCATGTTCATTAAATTCTGAGCCATGTCATTGAACTCAGCTGTGTCCATGTCTTTTTGTATAGACTCCATGTATTTAGTTCGTTTTTCAACTCCAAACGGGTCTTGAGAGTAAGCATTAACCTTAAATAATCTTTCGGTCATTCCGTTTACTACAATGTCAACAAACTTAGGTATAATTGGAACTGGTTTCCAATCTAAGTTTAAATAGCTTAAGTCACCGTTTATAGATAACTCATCTTTATATTTTTGAATAGACTGTTCTCCTCTAGCATACAAACGTAGCTTATGAAAATTGTTAGTATCAGTTAAATACCTATTATTATTATATCCAGAGTCATTAAACCATTCGTTTTCTATAGCTTGAGCAACTTTTAAACCGTACTCTCTGCCTAGCTTCTCTTTATCGCTAACTACTTGACTTGGGAAGTTCGTGTTTCTTCTCATATTATTCTTTAATTAATCTTGATGAGTTACCTTTGTTTTGGTAACGTCCTACATTTAAGCTTATAGACTGCTTTTCAATTTTTGCGTTTGGAGCGTATAAATTTCTGTTACAAGCCATAATAGCTAATCCAGAACTGATAGACGCATCAAACTTTGTTCTTTTTGTTATATCAAATTTAGCCCAATCGTTAAGTGTTCTGTTAAAATACATTGTTCCCCAACTTTGGTTACCTAAATCCCCAACGTATTGTTGTATATACATTTCTATAGCAGCAGCATGAGCTTGCTTTATATCTTCACTTGAATTAGGTATTCCACCTATTTCTCTTTCTGTTACTGATAATTTATTCCAAGTTTTATCTGGTCTGTTCATGGAATAACCTCTATACCCTCTTCTTCTTAAATGGTACAGCAACCTAGGTTTATTGTTTTCACATAATAACGGCATACCATAAAATACTAAAGCCATTAAAACATCTTCAAAAAATATTTCAGCAGTTTGTGGTCTTGCTACATATTCTAAAAAAAATTGATTAGGTGGAGCATCTTCCATTGAAAACTTTGTTAATCCGTGTAAAGCTCCGTTTGACCCTCTTCTATCTACGGTTCCTGATATATCGTAACTATCACAACCAAAAGCACCCATGTGTTCGTTCGCCGGGTATTTAATACCATTTTTAAGAACTATTTTATTTTGCATGTGCTGAGGTGGAACCCAACTTACTTTAAATCTACCTTTTGGATCTGGATAAAATATAACCTGCGTATCTTT